TATCACTCCTTTGGACACTGCAGTAACTGGTTTTACTTTTACATCTTCAAATGGCTCTGCAACTGTTACTTTAAATAAAACATCTCATGGTATACTAGCTGGAGAGTATATAACGTTTACATCTGTAACATTGCCTGGAGGAGGAGCAACAGGATATACTACAGGTGATTTTGAAAACATAACTTATGAAGTTATAACATCATCTACCAATAGTTTTACAATTACAATGGCCTCTAATGAAAGTGGCACAGGAATGTCAACTGCAGGAGCAGCGACTGTTAATCCGTATGTCACAATAGGACCAACTTTTCAAACAGCTGGTTATGGTTGGGGTACATCAACTTGGAACTTATCTACTTGGGGAACAGCAAGAGCAACAGGTGCAGTGACTCTGGATCCAGGCTTCTGGAGTTTAGATAATTTTGGTGAAGTATTAGTATGCACAATTCATAATGGTAAAACATTTACATGGAATGCAGGAGCATCTAATCCAAGAACAATTAGAGCATCTGCGTCCACAACAAACTTTGCAACCACAAATAATCCAACCAAAAGTTTGATGACTGTGGTATCAGATAGAGATAGACACTTATTTCATCTAGGAACAGAAACTACAATTGGAGATTCTACAACTCAAGATCCAATGTTTATAAGATTTTCTAATCAAGAAGATTTAAATACGTATACTCCAACTTCTACAAATACAGCAGGTACATTTAGATTAGACTCAGGTAATGAGATAAGAGCTGCTGTTAATGGTAAGGATTATATTTTAATACTAACAGACACTGCAGCATATGTTGCACAATTTGTTGGTCCACCTTTTACATTTAGTATTAGACAGGTGGGTGTCAACTGTGGATGTATGGGTCAAAACTCTGCTGTGTATGCATCAGGAGCCGTGTTCTGGATGGGCAGTGCAGGTGGATTTTTTATGTATGATGGTACAGTAAAAACATTACCATGTGCGGTAGAGGATTTTGTATTTACAAAAAAAGCAGATAACTTAGGAATTAATTTTAAAGCAAACAAAATTATATCTGCAGGTCATAATAGTTTATATACAGAAGTTAATTGGTTTTATCCTAAAGATGGATCCGATCAGATTGACAGAGTGGTCACATATAACTATGCAGAAAATCTTTGGACTACAGGTTCTCTGGCAAGAACAACATACGAAGATGCAAGTGTATTTAGTGAGCCTTATGCTACAGAATATACAACAACAGCCACACCTACATTTTCAATACAAGGTATTACAAATACTTTTGGTTCAACCATATACTATGAACATGAAGTTGGAACTGATCAAGTAAACAGTTCAGGCACAACTTCAATTGATGCATTTATTAGATCTGGAGATTTTGATATTACTGCAAGAAGGGGTCTTGGTGGAAACGTTACACCGATACCAGATTTTAGAGGAGATGGAGAATTCTTTATGTCTGTTAGACGATTTATACCAGACTACAAAATCTTAACAGGTAATTCTAAGGTTACATTATTTGTAAATGATTATCCAAATAATACAGCTTCTAGTTCTCAGTTAGGTCCCTTTACAATTACATCTTCTACTGATAAGGTGGATACTAGGGCAAGAGGAAGACTTGTATCAATTAAAATAGCATGTGATGCCACAGGAGAAACCTGGAGATACGGTACACTAAGATTGGATGCTCAACCAGATGGAAGAAGATAATGTCAATACTTAATTTAGGAGTTTCACAAAGAGCACCAGCGGTGAGTAGATCAAATCCATTACAGTTTAAATTTCAAAATCAATTGTTTCCTGGATATGAAGAGTTTGCAAATGTTCCTTTTCCTGCATATGAAAATTTTATTGGATCATATTCTCAAACTGATCCTAGTGCTCCAATGTATGATGAGACTGGCATTAGATCTTTAGCTATGGCTGACACACCAACAACAGGTTTAATTTCTCAACTTCCTTTAAATAGATTATCAGGATTAAACTTATCTCGTTTTCAAGGTGTTAGTAATTTAGGTAGAGATGATGAGGATGTTGAACAAGTGTCTTCTTTAACAGAACCTACAGGTATTAGAAAATTATTACAGTTTTTACCTTTTGGAGATAAATCACTTTTAAGAAAAGGTTTGAGTGCTGTTGCAGATCAATTTAAATCTGATCCTAGAGCTATTTCTATGAGAAACTTTTATGGTAACAGATTTGGTTTAACTGGTATAGGTCAAGTGGCTTCGGGTCCTATGAGAGGATATAATCCTGTATCAGGTGGATTGTTTGGTAGAGAAAAAACATTTGGTTTAGACAAAGCTATAGCAGATAGAATTAGAACCAGATCTACTATAGGACAGTCACGAATTGATGCAAGATTTGGAAAAGACTCTAAGAGAGCATTAGATTTTGCAGCTAAAACAAAAGAACTACAAAATTTAGGAAAAGATGAAAGAGGTGATAAATCATTAGACAAAGCTTTTGATAGAGATAGAACAAGAGCAAAAGATTTAGATAGAATGAGAGGTGGAGTTGGTAGATAATGGCAAAGGTTACTATAAATATACCTGAACCAAAAGAAGAGTATGAGGTAGATAATCAAAGACAGATATTAGAAGCCTTAGATACTATGAAGAATCAACTTAATTTTGCATTTCAAAATGATTTAAAAAATGAACAAGATGCATTTAATTACTTTATATCATGACAATACAGTATAAAAATCAAGGATTTTCACAATCAGGAACTGGAGCCACAACTGTGCTTACATGTCCAATTGATGCAACTATAATAATTAAAAGTATTTATTGTTCAAATAATGATGCCTCTTCTGCAATAGAAGTTATAGCTCAATTAACAGATTCTTCAGCTAGTACAGATTTTGAATTTTTTAGGGATGAGATTTCAGCTAAATCACAAGTGAACGCTGCGCCTCAAGGAATAAATTTAGAAGCATCAGATGCAATTAAAATTATAGCCACCACAGGTAGTAACAAAATACAAGGCGTAATTAGTTACGCACAAATAGATAGATCACAGGAAAACGGCTAAACATACTTGAAATTATTAGAGATTAATGTTATTAAAATATTAGAATGGATGATTTACCAAAAATAGAATGTACTACAGTAGTAACTTGGCGTAATACTAAAACAGGTGAAGTGTTTAAAGAAAAGAAAGATGGGCCAGATATAGCACAAGATGTAACTGTGCAAGTATCTCCGAAAGGTTTAGATATTTTACAGAAAGTTATGAAAAAACACAATGAACGAAAACCCTAAAGGTGGGACTGAGCTACAATTAGGATTTTTAAATAATCGAGTAGACAAGAGTCTACTAGATAAATTTTCTATTTGTACTTCTGTGCCAGAAAAGATACCACTAGATAATTCAAAGATAAATATTCTTTGGCAAAAGAATTCCTATGATCAACCAAATTTAGCACCTTGGTTTCAAGATAAATCAAATCATAATAAATACGACTGGTATGTATTTAACAGTCATTGGAATTACGAAAAGTTTAGAACATACTTTGATGTACCAACTGAAAAATGCGTAGTAATAAAAAATGGTATAGAAAAGATAGAGCCTATATCTACCACTTATAATAAAGGTGATCCCATTAAGATTATACATCAGAATACACCATGGAGAGGATTAAATGTTTTATTAGGTGCTATGCAGTTAATTAATAATCCACTTATCACTCTAGATGTATATTCATCTACAGAAGTTTATGGTAAAAGTTTTTATAATGAAAATGATAAATACTATCAAACTCTTTATGATCAAGCTGAGTCTTTACCAAATGTAAATTACATTGGTTATAAACCAAACAATTATATTGCAGAGCATTTAAAAGATTATAGAATGTATGTGTATCCAAGTATATTTGAAGAAACATCTTGTATATCTTTACTAGAATGTATGGCAGCTGGTCTGTATTGTATTACTACTAACTTTGGTGCACTCTTTGAAACAGGCGCAGAGTTTCCGATGTATATACCTTATTCTAAAGATTATAAATCTTTATCACGTAAGTTTGCAAATGGCATAGAGGCAGCGGCGATATCTTTAGAAGATGATACAATAAATAATCATTTAAAATTTCAAATAGATTACACAAATAAATATTATAGCTGGGACAAACAAGCGATATCCTGGACTAGATTTTTACAAGGAGCTTTACGTGCAAAACAATGATCCTATTTGGTTTGATAAAAAGACCAGACCAAACGAAGATACTTATCAAACTATAAAACAAGGTAACGTAACTGAGATACATATAGGTGGAGAACCTAAATATAAGATAATGGTTTGCACGCCATGTCACTCAGATGTGTCTATGCATTACACCCAGGCTGTACTAAAGTTTCAACAAGAATGTTTACGTAATAATATACTTGTAAGTTTCACATTACTAAAATCATCTTTGGTTACTCAAGGTAGAAATCTTTGTGTTGCTGACTTCGTTGGCCATGAACATGAGTATCAACATTTATTATTTGTAGACTCAGATATAGATTTTGAATATTCAACAATAATTAAAATGTTAGAAGCAGATAAAGATATTATAGCATGTCCTTATCCAATGAAAACAATTGATGAAGATAAGATGTGGAGAAGACTAACAGAGAAGTATGATACTATTAAAGATAAAAGTGACATTATAAAATCAAGTTATATGTTTCCAATGAAAGTTAAAAACAAAGATAATATAACAGTAGAAAATGGCATCATGGAAGCGACTCATGTACCTACAGGATGCACACTAATTAAAAGACATGTCATATTAAAGATGATAGAAAAACATCCTGAATTAGAAATATATCAACCAACGGTAATTAACGGTAAAGAAACTAAGAAAGAACATTTCTATAATCTATTTGATACATTACATGACCCAGATACTAAAAGATACTATGGAGAAGACTTTGGTTTCTGTCAAAGATGGAGAGATATGGGTGGCAAAGTATATGCTTATGTGTCAGACTACATCACACACGTAGGAGAGCATCAATATTGTGGTCGTTTCTTCGATGAATTAGCTACTCTTAAACGTGTTGACGTTGATAAAAAAATAAAATAAAGTAACAATACTACAGGTTTCTGCCTGCTTTAAATTAGCTAATTTTTAATATATGACGATATCACGTATGCAACAACCAAGACAATTATATGGCTTAGGAAGCTTTGTTAAATCTATAGGTAAAAGCGTTAAAAAAGCTGTAAAAGGTGTAGGTAAAATAGCAAAGTCTCCAGTAGGTAAAGCTGCTATATTAGGCGCTATTGGATTTGGTATACCAGGCACAAAGATAGGTGGACTGTTTGGTAGAGCTGCCATTGGAGGACAAGCAACAGGTTTATTAGGTAAGACAGGAATACAAGCTGCTCTTCCAAGTATATTTGGTGTTCCACAAGGATCTCCAGGCACAGGATCACCTGGTATATTTGGAGCTGCAAAAAATTTTTTTGGTGGTGAAAAAACTTTAGGTAAGACTCTTGCTATAGGAGCACTAGGAACTACAGCAGCTGCTGCTTTACAAGCAGCAGGTTTGGATACTTCAAATCCAAATGAAATGCCAAGAGATGTAGAGTCTATGAAATCTTATTTAAAAAGAGGATACATGCAATTAAACCCACAAGCTAAACCAGAAGAAGTTGAAGAGTTTGTATCTTCAAACACTGTTGAGTTTGCTGATGGCGGTAGAGTTGGTTATGCGGATGGAACTGATAAAGAAGGAATAGAAAGTTTAATTATCCCTAAAAAACCAAAATTTCAAAGTGAAGAAGATATAAATAAAACTGTTCTTGGAACAGCTGAAATAGGTGATCCATTACCAGGAAGAGCAGAAAGTAATGAAAGATTTACGAATCTAATTAAGATGTATGAAAATTTTAAGAAGGCTGCTCCTGGAATGACTAATAAAGAAGAAGCAAAAGAATTATTTGGCTCTAGAATTAAAGATGAATATGATCAGTTACATTTTTTAGATAAGGAAAGATTTGAAGATTATGTAAAAGAGGATAGAGCAAATAGAGCTTATGGTGGTCGTATGGGTTTTTTAGATGGAGGAACCAAATATAATAAACTTGTAACTGAAATGTATATTAAAGCTGGTGGTGAAGAAGGAACAGGTATGGACATAGATACGTTTGCACAAAAATATTTTCCTAAAATGGCAGAAGGTGGACGTATTGGTTACTCAGATGGTACTCAAGATTATTCTGATGATAGGCAATATCAAACATGGAAAAAAAGATTTGAAAAAAATCCTGAAAGTATGTTTGTAACAGGACACGAAAATTTCAAAGAATATAAAGATTTTTATGAAAGACAAAATAAAGCCATAGGTGGTGATGTTGTGGATCAGGCATCAGGCATCATGGGTTTACCTCAAAGAACAAACAAAGCAGGTGTTAAAGAATTAGATCTTAGAGAAACAGGTGGATTTATACCTCCAGTTGGTGTAAAAGAAAAAGCGGATGACATACCTGCTATGTTGTCTAATAATGAATTTGTGTTTACAGCTGACGCTGTGAGAGGAATGGGAGGCGGTGACGTCAATAGAGGCGCTCAACGTTTATATGATCAAATGAAAATGTTAGAGAAGGGCGGTAGAGTATAATGGCAGTGGAAACAGTAAAATCTATAACAGCTCCACCAGAGTTTATAGAAGCAGAAGCAAAACTTTTTTTAGATGATTTAAGAAAAGGTATAGGATCTTTTAAAGGAGCAGATTTATCAAAAGTATATGGACCACAGTTTGTAGCTGGAACAGGTCAACTAACTCAAGATGCTATTTCAAAAGCAGCAGGTCTTGGATCATTTCAACCATTTCTAACAACAGCAGCTAAAAGAGCAGAAGAAGCTGCTAAACTTACAGGACCAACTGCATTTAAACAGTTCATGTCTCCGTATCAAAAAGATGTTATTGACGCTACATTAAAAGAATTTGATTTACAAACACAAAAAGGTTTACCTGGTCTTGCTGCAACAGCGATCGGTGCAGGTGCATTTGGTGGAGGACGTGAAGGAGTACAAAGAGCAGA